TGTTAGTAGATCATAGATCCGTTATTATGTTAGCCAATGCTTATCGTTACGATAAGTTAAAGAAAGCTAACCTGAAAAATAAAAAAGTAACAAAGGTATCTAAGGTCGTCAGTTCATCTAGTGGTAAAATTCAAGACGATAATGAAGTTGCAAAACGATTGAAATCTAAAAAAGCAAATCTTAGAAAGACAGGAAAAGTAAATGATGCTGTTTCTGTTTTACAAGAATTGTATTCTCAATAACAACAACATAGAAAGGAATAAGTAATGGCACAACCAACCAATACTTTTGATACCTATGATGGTGCAAACTCTATAAGAGAAGATTTAGCTGATGTAATTTATAATATTTCACCGACTGAAACTCCCTTTATGAGTAACGCATCAAAAGGTACAGCAACAAACACACTTTACGAATGGCAGACAGACTCACTAGCTGACGCTGGTGCAAATGCACAAATTGAAGGTGACGACTACACAGGCGATGCAAGAACAGCAACTGTAAGACTTAACAACCAAACACAAATCTCTGCAAAATCAGTAACGATTTCAGGTACAGACGATGCAGTCGATAACGCTGGTATGTCCACACAGATGGCTTATCAACTTGCAAAGATGGGTAAAGAGATCAAGCGAGACATGGAAAGAGCATTAGTAGGAATCGAAAATGCAAAAGTCGCTGGTAACGCAACAACTGCAAGAGAAACTGCTTCTGTTGGAACATGGTATGGTGGTAACAAACCCGGAACATCATCATCTGCTGGTAACTTCTCAACTAATGGTTCACCATCAGCAACTCCTGCTGGTACAGGTGCAACAGCAATCGCTGGTGGTACAAACAGAACTTACACAGAGGCACTATTAAAAGCTGGTCTTTTAAAAGCCTTTGAATTAGGTGGAGAGCCTGAGACAGTAATGATGTCACCATCACACAAGCAACTAGCTTCAGCTTTTGCTGGTGTTGCAACGAAATACAAAGATGCGAGTGACAGAGTATCAATCGGTACGACTGACATTTATGTATCTGATTTCGGTGAGGTAGCTTTCGTACCAAACAGACATCAAAATGCAAACAGAGTAGATATCCTACAAATGGATATGTGGTCAGTGGACTTCCTCAGACCATTCCAAACTACTGATCTTGCAAAGACTGGTGACTCTGACAAGAAGTTACTCTTAGCTGAGTATGCTTTATGTGCAAAAGCACCAAATGCAAACTATGGTATCTTTAACCTAACTGCATAATTATTTATCTTGGGGGGTGTTTCATGCACCCCCTTTACTTATAGAGAGGAACAAATGGCAATATTCACAAACAAAAAACATACATCAAAGTTGTTTAAGGTTGTAGCTAACGCAAAGAAATCAGACCAAATGATATCTAAAGGTGATGGTAAGAAACAATCTAAACAAACATCAATGGGTGATCGTAAATACGATCCAATGTTAAGCATTTCAGGTAATCAAGGTTTATCCATGAAAGATACTGTAGATGCGATGATAGCTAAAGCAATAAAGTAATGGCAAAAATATTCTCACTAAACGATTCTAACGATCAGTCATCAGTAAAAACTAATCTTATTGTTGATGAAGCTGAGAATAAAATACATATTGAAAACTATCAAGATCCAGCAACGATAAAAGAAATATTAGATGCTAATAAAGTAGCACAAAACGAAGGTGCATATAAAGCAAAAGCATTTGAGAATGAAAAAGGTTATCGTGTAGCTAGACTACCTAACATTGTAGTTCATCAATTAGCGAAACAAGGCATCTTAAATTATAATGGGAAAGTTTTAGATAAAACTAGATTTTTTCGTTGGTTAAATGACTCTGATAACAAACATTTTAGAATATATACAGGTAACTTATAATGGCATTAGACACATACTCCAATCTCAAAACTACTATTGCAAACTACCTTAATAGAAGTGATCTCACTGCATACTTAGGTGACTTCATTACTTTAACTGAGGCTAGACTCAATAGAGAGTTACGAGTAAGAGAAATGGTAAACACTGATACATCAATTACGACAGTTGCTGGTACACAAAGTTATGCACTACCGACAGGTTATGTAGAAGCGACAACAGTTATTTATCAAAGTGATCCCTATTGCACATTAAGATTTATAAACAACAGTGATTTTTACAACAAATATAATATCAGTCAGTCTAGAGGCAAACCTACATATTTTACTATTCTCGGTACAAATATTCTTTTAGGTGTAGCTCCTGACTCAGCAACAACTTTACAAATTAATTATTATAAAAATATATCTGCATTATCAGACGACAATACAACAAATACAATATTAACAAACTATCCTGAATTGTATCTATATGGTGCATTAGCTGAATCTGCACCATTTATTATGCAAGACGAAAGGATAAATACTTGGGCAACTCTGTATAAAGAAGCATTAAAAAATGCTAATGAAACTTCTTCAAGAGGATCAACTACATCTTCTCCTTTACAGATGTCCACACCACAGGTGGTGTAGATGATTGAGTTTGGCGATTTACAAGCTGATTTACCTACTTACGAGAACTCAGGTGCTTTAGTAGTTGATAATGTCTTACCTCTAGCTAAAGGTTATAAAAGCCTAGCTGGTTTTCAAGCACTAAGTGGTACAGGATTAACAGGTAGTGCATTAGGTTTATTTACAAGTTTTAGTGCTAGTGGTTCTACAAACTATGCTGGTGATGCTACAAAACTTTATCAGATGGACTCCTCTCTAGTCTTTCAAGATAAAAGTAAAGCTGGTGGCTACAATAACTCTACGACAGAGAACGCTAGAGACTTTTGGGCATTTACACAATTTGGCTCAAACATTATTGCTACTAATTTTGCAGATAATATTCAAAAGTTTACAGAAGGTACAAGTAGTGCTTTTAGTGATCTTGTTGCTCTTAAAGCAAAATATATTGCAGTAATTAGAGATTTTGTAGTAGCTGGTTATACAGTAGAAAGCTCTACAACTTACAATCAAAGAGTAAAATGGTCAGGTATTAATGATAGTTCTACATGGACACCAAGCCAAGCTACACAATCAGGTTTCCAAGATATTGTAGGATCACATGGTAATATTCAAGCCATTGTAGGTGGTGAGAGTGCTGGTGTGATCTTTATGGAGAAAGCTATCTACAGAATGGAATATGTAGGTACTCCATTAATCTTTCAGTTTAACAAAATAGCAGATAACATTGGAGCATTTGCACCCAAGTCTGTTGCTTATTACGGAAACCAAATATTTTTCTTAGCACAAGATGGTTTTTATAAACTAACTAGTGGACAACAATTAACACCGATAGGTAATGGTAAAGTCGATAACTTCTTCTTTGACGATCTATCTTCTAACCTTGATGGTATTACATCTGCTGTCGATCCCAACAATAGTATTGTCGTATGGTCGTATCGTGGATCAGGAGCTACTGGAACTACAAATAACAAATTATTAATTTATAACTATGCTGTCGATAAATGGAGTACAGGTAGCGATCAAGACTTAGAGTTTATTGCTAGTGCATCACAAGAATCATTTACCACATTAGAAAGTTTAGATGTGTTAGGTGACTTAGATAACTTACCTAGATCATTAGACTCTTACTTCTATAGAGAAGGTATTGTTGGTCTAGCTGGTTTTAACTCTGATAATAAGTTTGGAAAGTTTATTGCAAACAGTCTATCAGCTACAGTTGATACGACAGAGTTCGAGGGTGCTAAAGGTAAAAGAGCAACATTAATTAATTGCAGACCTATTGTTGATGGCACAACAAACACATCTGTAACTATCACACCTATTACGAGGCAATCACAACTTGACACCACAACAACTGGCAGTGCTGTTAGCACTAATGATACTGGCACTTGTCCTCTACGGAGTACATCTCGATATCATCGCATTAGGGTAAGTGTGACAGGTAACTTTAACACCATGTCAGGTGTAGATATAGAAGCGAGACCTGAAGGTGGCAGATAATCAGTTTCCTCAAGTTCCGTTATCAATACCTGATACAGGACAACATTTACGATTAGTTTCAACATCATTAAACAATACAATCAATGGTAAACTTAATAGTACAGGAACAATAACATTAACTGCTAGTGCTACATCGACTACCTTAACAGATGCTCGTATTGGTGGTAATTCTGTGATACTGTTTATGCCAACAACTACAAATGGTAGAACAGCATTAAATACACTTCATGTTTCTGCAAGATCGAATGGTAGTGCAACACTAACTCATGCAAGTTCAGGAAACACAGACCAAAACTTATCATACTGTGTCATTGGATAATGTCGTCACTAGAGTACCTAGTGAAGATGTTGAATTTATATGGAGTCAAGTAGCTCCATT